ATTGACCCTTGTTTGAATTCAATATTAGTAGATTCAGTCTTATTGTATGAAGATGGTTTAAAGTCTTGGTCTTGGTCCATTATTTCACCACCAATACCAACTTTCTTACCCGCATTATCTTTGTATTTTGGAGATACCCATGTAAACCCTCCTTCAATACCACCTCCATTACTATACGTTGGTCCATTAGCGCCAAGTTTAATTTCTCTACTAACACCCTCATAAAGTTGTGCCAACTCTGTAGGTCCATAAACAGGTGTTTCTTGTTCTTGACCATAAGTGTTTGTTGGAATATCTCCACCAGGCGAGAATACTCTTGATGGGTCAGATGTTGTGGAGCCAACATAGAAATTACTGTTGGATTCAACTGTTCCAACTAAGGCTCCAGCCAATCTATCAAAGACCGTTCTCTGATAGTTTGGTTTGTATTTGTTATAATCTATGTTGTCAAATAATCTAGATTTCTGACCACCACCAGTATTATTCAAAAATAATTGTGAACCAGATTTGTCAGCACCAACTAATCTTGTAAAAAATTTACCAACCGCGGACCTTCTAAAAGCGTTTGTTAATTGTTGTATCGTTGTTGGTTGTCTTGTATTAATTGAGGGGTCGAAGTATGAACCAGGTATTGTTGAGGTTGGTATTATACTTCCGGCTAATCTTAAGGCAAAGTCAGTTGCCGCTAATACAGGATTTGAGGGAACCGTGATTTGATAATTTGGTTCGATTAAAGGAACTCTCCCTGTAATCAGATTGAGGATATCTGTTCCTCCTCTAACATTAAACGCGTTTATTCTTCCCGTCGTATTTTGTCTTATTCCTGTGGCAATTCTTCTTTGAAATTCTGCTCTCAAGGTTTCAGCACCTAACTTGGCAATGAATGAGTCTTGAGATAAAAGTCCGTTTGTCCCTTGTGGGTCAGGAGATAATAGAACTGATACAGGACTATATGATGAGGGAACAAATGTAGATGGATATGGTTGGTTGTTATATGTGTTTGTTGTTTGTGGTCTGTTCATCGATTCAAAGAAAGCCGCACTATCTAACGGTAATTCATTTCCATTCGAAAAAACGTTAAGGGGTTTCCATTTTTGTGACTCAGGTAAAGCTTGACCTAAAATGTTTGCATCCTGAAATCCATATTCTCCTTCATTTGATTTGGTATTCAATAATCCATTTGGGTCAGGCACCTGTTCATACCCACCTTCATTTCCATATCTGTTAAGAGGATATAGTTGGTTTGCAAAACTTGGCTCGTCAATTAAAGAATCCGGTGTATCAACAACAGAAGTATCTGATTGAATATATTCATAGTTTGTGGGTGGCACAGTTCTACTCGGAGACTTTGCATATGGTGCTAAGTTCTTCGTTATAAGTTTTTTTCTGAACCCTTCTGAGCTAACTAAATCTAACGGACTACCCATTAATTGTTTTTATTATAAATAGGTTATTCCTATTTTTTATTTTATCCTACCAGGTGTAACTTTAGATTGTTCTGCAACAATTTCAAATATTCTTTCTTTCAATGTTACTGAACCTTTATTTAAAATATCTTCAATAATTTTTGAGTCAGCACCAGTTGCATTTACATTTATATCAATTTTTCCACTTATTGGTTTAACTTCGATAGTTTCGTTAACATTCGCACCTCCTCCTGTAGTTGGTGTTCCTGTAGTCACATTTTGAACCGTTTTATTTCTACCAAATATAAAATCATTATTTACTGTTGGTGCACTAGAATTTGGAGTTACGTTACTTGTATTTTTTAAATCGGGTTTGGTTTTTCTTTTTTTAGAATCAGCTTCAAAAACTTTAAGAAATGATTCAATCTGATTTGAAAATGGTAAATTTCCAGACCCTATATCCTTTGCAGCGTTTTTAAAAGATGTCAACAATTGACCTCCTTGGGTCTTCAGATAATTTTCAATGTCCTGTATCACTTTCTTTCTCTCAGTCTCATTACCCGCAGCAGCTCCAAGTCTTACTTGATATTCTTCCATTTTTTTGACGTAGTCCTCATTGAAATATTGTCCAGCAATATTTCTACCTCCTTCCCTAACCTTTCCACCAATTTTTGACAAGTTATTTAAAGCGGTTTGATTACCCGTGATTCCTTTTAATATTTTTTCATTTATTTCCTTCAAGTTTGCCAACATACTTTCTTGTATGTTCAATTGGTTTCTTTGAACTGCTTCAATATCTTGTGGTCTGTTTTTTTCAGCCTCCAAAGTTGCTTTAAGTTGTTCTGAGCTTAAGTCTGTTAATTTTTTATAAGTTTCCTTACCTTGTGCGTCAGTAACTTTTATTTCATAACCTGTGCCTTTTTCATTCATCCTAGACAGGTTTGCAATCAATTTTTGGTCATCCTCACTGAACCCTGTTGCAATTCCTGTTTTCTTTATATCAGTCATTCTTTTATCAAAGTCCGCGGCGGATAACGCAGCCTCCCTCATCGATTTGGCGCTTACCCCTGTTTGAGCTTCCATCTCTCTCAGGGTTAAAATTCCTTGAGGACTAATTTTGAATGATTTCGTTTTCTCATCAAAGTATGTGAATTGTTTTGCAACATTAATTAATGAATCCTGTAGACCTGATGGGTCGTTTATCGATTGATTCATTAACATGAATGGGTCTGTAAGGTTTCCCGCAGATACTCCAAGTCTTTGGAAAGCGGACGCAACCTCAATTGCTTTATCTGGGTCTAATACTTTGTCGGCTAATTCGAAAGTTTGTTTCATATCAAACCTTAGCATTGAAGCTTGTGCCGCCATCTTTGTTAATCCTTGAACACCTCCTTCAAAATTGAAACGTGACAATTGTTCTGTGTTTGCTAAAACTTCTCCCATAACTGCTTTAGCATTAACCCCAATACTGTTAGCGTAATTTATCGAATCCAAAACTTGTTCGGATATGTCTGAATACATTACTCCAACTTTTGCAAATTGGTCAACAAGTTTATTTACATCTTGACCTATAATTTCACTTGTTGCAAATAACTCTGTGATATCTTTTTTTGTGGCTATTAGATTTCTTCTTGAGCCAAGAGCAATTCCTTCGATTGTCTTGTTAACATCTTTAAATTCTCCACCAAGACTAACAATTTCGGGAGTTACCTCTGAAACTGCCTCCATCATTTCACGGATTCTCGCCCTATTACCAATAAATGTTTTGTTTAATGAATCCGCCGCCATGGTAATCTCATACATTTTTTGTAGAGTTTGGTCCAAAGGAGATTTCATTTTAGTTAATTCGTCACTTAACTTTTTGATGGCATCTTCTGCTTTACCAATTTTATCTATGTCTGCGGAGTTCGCTGCTGGTTGTGACTCTTGCATATATAAACCTTTTATCTATAAATAGATAAAGGACTAAAATTTAGTCCTTTCTATTAGTTTCTATCCATTTATCCAAGAGATATTTCCTCATAAAAATAGGCATTGAAATGAAATCTTGGTATGTAATCTTAAGTAATGTATTCAAATAAAAGAATTCATCGAGCTGTCCTTTCCTGTAATCAGAAGAAAGGGCGAAAAAATTCAACCCCAAAACCAACATTAACCGCTAGTCTTTCTCCTGATGGGGCTGTTACTTCTTTGAACATGTTAAGTCTTGGTTCATTTTCATTCATGAACGTTCTTATGTATTTAGAATCTGCAATCGGCATTTGTTCTACAAACTTTACAATTTCTACCTTATCTGATGAACCGTCAACTTCTACAATCTGTCTTTGAAGTCTCCAAGTAACTCTCGGTGCAACTCTTCCAACAGGATAGTTGTCTGCCATTTTCGCTATTTCATTAATTTCACCATAGGTCAATGGTTTTAACTTAACTGATACTCCTGACTTTGGTAACTTAGTTACAAAAGTTCCGTCTTCCAATGGTTCTTGTCCTTTAATAATCGGAAGCGAATCAAGGACAATTTTAGCCGTGAATTGTTTTTTTGTATTTGGGTCTGTCAATGACATATCTATTTCAGGACCAAAAGAAGTGTTTCTTAAAAATACCAAAATAGCTTCGATGTCCCCTTCTAACAAGTCATCAACTCTTACATCTGGTTCATAGATTTTAGACCTCAATAATGTTGCTGTGATGTCATCAGCACCTCCCATGAGAATGTTCTCATCAGATGCGGTTAGATAACCAACCTTGAGTGCTTTCTTTTTATTTTTATAAAATGCTCCTTGTGATGGTAGGGGCACCATGTCGTGTGGTAATGTGAAATTTTCTTGACCGTAGTCTCTTGCTTGATTTTCCATATAAAAAAATAACCGTAAAGTTTATGTCTTTACGGTTAAATATAATTAGTATTGATTTTTTGTATATAGTATTAGTATACTAACACACAACGGTCAGGACGAAGACTGGCTGAAATGTCTGCCAAAGCGTCTGTGTTGTAAGCTAACGTTCCGAAGTTTACACTCGTTAAGAATGTTCCGTATAAAATCCACTTTTCCACAACAACTCCTGTTGGGTCCAAAAGTTCAAGGTCTATATCTCTCTTGTATCCCGCAGCATAACCCATACGACCTGTCACAGATTCAGCGTGTAAACGAACCCACTCCATAAGTGCTTGAGCTGCAGAAGGACCAATTGGGTCTCTGAATTTAACAGGGATTTCGTCCCAAGTGAATCTACCAGCTACATATGTAGAAGTATTTAAGAATTGAATTTCTGTAGATGCGATTTTGATTGATGGTCTTGATGTTGATTCAACAAACCACTCATTTATACCCAAGCTCGAAGGAAATCTTAGAATGAATCGATTCTGGCGTTTCGGTTCGTAAGGTATCGGCATTTTCATTAATAAATCAGCCATGTTATATTAGTTTTGTTTTTTCTTGTTTATATGTTATAAATATAGTCTTGTGGAAAAATATATTACTTTACTTTTTTTTCTAAAAGAATATTCTTTATTTAACTTCCTTTTTAAATCCTCCAGCTGTAGAATAAGTCTTAACTAGATTATCTGGTTTATCTTTAAAGTGTTTACTCATTACTTCTACGTTTTTAGGGTCATCATCTGAAAATCCTATAACTGGTTTAGCTGGAACAAATTTATTACCTATATCTTTTTTGAGAAATGCTTTCTTATTTAATACAGCAGCCATTCCTTTAATATAACTCACAAAATCATCCATCGCCATAACCTTTAATTCTTCAGGACTAGCCGCACCCCCTTCGTCTCCAAAAGAAACGGGGTGGTATTTGTTGAGTTCTAAATAAGATTTGATTAAATCATCATCACTCATTTCTTCCTCATCGACGAACGACCTATATTTTCTAAGGTTCTTCAGAAGACTCTCCTTACTTATACCGTTAAAATCATTTATAATATAATTGTAGACAGCTTCTTTCAGTGTGTTTGGGTTGTGACCTCTTGCTGTGATGATGGCAAATATTGAACCATTATTGATTGCCTCTCTAAAGTCATCAAACGCTGGTCCAAGTTTGGCTTTCATTGAGTCAACCAAAAATTGTTTGTCTCCCTCAGTTCTAAAGTTTCTAAAAGCATTGTCTGCAAAACCTACAATAGTCTTACCTTTATATTCAAATGGACCCTTACCTATTTTACTTCTATATTCTGCAAAGTCTTCTGTGCTCATACCTATTTCATCTCCATCATCTGTCTTAAGTATGATTTTGGTTGGCATGTGAACAATATTATCGTCCCAATCGAACGCATAATATTTCATGTCTGGACTATTTGGTTCTTTAAAACCTTCTTTGATAATTCTCAACATACAATATAAATACTTTATTAAACAAAAAATCCCCCATTTGTGGTGGGGGATTTCGAAATACTATTGATAGTATTAAATATTCTCAAACGAAGCTCCTGTTGGAGTGATGAAGAATTCGATGTCGATGAATTCTAACGCCTTCGTAGGTTTTAAGTAAATCTTACCTGTAAGTGTATTCCTATCTAAGTCTTCAGGTGAAGAAGAAACTGTCACACGGAAATCGTATAAACCTCTGTCTCTTCTGATTGAATCTAAGATTGGGTTAACACTGTCTAAGAATTGTTGTCTAACGATTTGGTCGTTTTGTTCGAACAATAATCTTACAGCCACCGCTGAAATCAATTTACGAGCTTGTAATAACAATCTTCTAACGTTTAATCTGTTAAGAGCGGTATCAGCAACTTGTAAAGTTTTGTTACCCCAAATTACAGTTCCTACATCAGAGAAAGTTGCGATTGGGTTGATTCTACCTTGATATAAAGTATCTCTATCTTCTTGAGTTAGTTTAACTCTCGCTTTAACTGAATTAACAAGACCTCTTGTGTAACCCGCTGATGCAAACCAAGGGAATGCAATGTTATCAGTTAATGCTAAGTTTCTACAAACTTCACCAGTTGCTGGTAAATAGATTTGAGTATTGTTAACAGTATCTCTTGTTAATATCCAAGGATAGTAAGTAGCTGTGTAGTTTGAATCAATTCCTGTGTTGTCAAGAGCGTCTACAGCTTCTTGTGGATAAACAATCAATTGAGGGTCAGTAGCATCTGGTGAGAACATATCATAGTCAGGAGTTGTTGTGATATACACAGAATCCGCTCTTTGATATTGAACCATATTGATTGCCGCTTCGACTAAGTTTGAGTTATCTACATAGTTGATTGACGCAGTTGCAAACACGTTGATGTTTGTAGATTCAGGGTTAGCATATGTTAAGATACCAAGTAGGTAAGCGTAGTAGTCAGTGTTAGCAAAATCACTTCTGTTATTCTGAACAACAATTCTCTTGAATAATCCATCTCCAGTTGCCGTTGGGTATCTTGCGTCAGGTGCGAAACCTGCCATGAATCCTGAAGCACCTAATTGGAATCTGTCTTCGTTAGTTCTGAATTCTCTATAGATATCCCATCCATCAAATCCACCAGCAAAACAACAAGTGTATTTTCTTGCGTAAATGAAGTAGTAAGGATTTTCTTGTGATTCTGGGTCGTTTCTGAATTCAGCAACGCCACACTCATAAGCTGTTTCACCACTTGTATCATAAACATTTCCGATTGTAACAACAGTAGCACCTGAGTCCATGTGGAAACCTTTTGAAAGATAATTCCAAGGAATTGATTCAGTTGCTTGAGCCCAATCTGTTGTTGGGTTTTGTTGACCCTTATATTGTAAGAAAGCATCGTCGATACCAAATTGTGTTGAGAATCCTAAATAAGTTCTTCTTACAACATCACCCGCAGATTCTACTGCGTTTGAACCACCTGAATTTGTTCCAAAAGGAGGGTTATAAATAACCTCACCAGGGAAATAATATTTTGTTTTGTAAACAATATTAGGTGATGGGTTTGACATAGACTCATACTCTCTTTGTGTGTATCCGTTGAATCCACAAGGTAATGCGTCTATCGGTGCTCCATCTGCCATTTCAACCATGATGTATTTTGAAACTAAAGCATATTCACCATTTGATGTTCCAATTCTAACACCAATAAAGTTGTTAGTTGCTGGGTCTAATGTGCAATTTGTATATTTTTCAATAACTACAGGGTTAGCATCTGTATCGTAGAAATTTCTAACTAAAACATCAAATGTTTGATTATTAAACGAAATGTTTGCAATTGAAACTTTAATTTCAGTATTCGCTGCGTCTCCGTCAGATATCGAAATGAATCTAAATAGATTATAAACTCTGTTACCTCTCAACTCAGAAACAAAAAATGGAGTTTGTGGTGATTGATATTGTTGTAATTTCCAAGCAATAGTTGTTGTTGATGTTGTATCTCTAGCCTCTGGTAAAGCAACTAAGTCACAATTTAAACCTCTAATGTAACTTTGGTTGAAAGCATAATTCAAGGAACCAGGATAAATCTCTTCAACAAATAATGGAACCTCATTTCTTGATTTTCCAAAGTTATCAACACCTAATACTTTAGTGATATACTTTGAAGAAGAAGCCAACAATGAAGTCTCGAAAGAGAAAACATCCGCATCTTTAGTAACACCTGAAAGTAAGAAAGTCCCAAAAGGATTTTTAGTAACTCCTGAATATTGTTCGCTACAAACTAATTGAACGTCAGTTAATCCTGTAACTTCATATACTGGTCCATGGTTAGGACTTGAAGTGCTGTTAGTATAAAGAGAAATACCTCTTGAACGTAACGTTGCAACAACCATATTATTGTATTCTTCGAAAGCAGTTCCTGAGAAAGTATAACAGTTACCTGACACAGCTCCACTATAAACCGTGCTTCCTAATGAAACTAAATCTGTTACAACATAATCAAATGAGTAACCTGAATAGTTGTTATTATTAGGAATATCGAAAGTTGCATAAAACCATGGGTCATTACTACCTGCTGACAAATCATTGTATAATAAGTTTGTCGAATCACAACCAAAAGCGTTTATAATTGTGTTGTGTGTTAATGATAAATTATTATAATCATCTTCAGGTATTGAACCATAAATAACTGCAGTTGTTGCAGATGTTGATGGTGTATCAATGATATTACCTAAGTATGTGTTAAATCCTGCAGCAAAAGTTGATGTAGAACCATTAGATAATCTAAATTGAGTGTAT